AGTCACGCGTTTCTCCCTCCGCGTCCCGAGGGATCCGGATAGCCCAGGAGGCGGTGATGGCCGATGGACGTGCAGTGCGCTGTCTGCGGGACCACCTTCTCGGCCCGGAACCGGAAGGCGAAGTACTGCTCTGACCGGTGCCGCAAGCGGAAGGATCGCGGCGGCAAAGTGGTCGAGTTGCCTTCTGCCCCAAGCGAATCCGAGGATAGGCGCGGCCCAGTGGAGTGGGCTACGGTGACCGAGCTCGTTGAGGCCGGCAAGCTCGACACGGTGCTCGGGCAGACATGCCTGGCGCTGGCACGGCGGGTGGACCGCCCGGGGTTGGACACGGGCTCGTCGTTGGCGACGGTGGCTGAGCGCCTGCGGGTGATGCTGGCCGAGGCAACTCGGGGCACGGGTAAGGCGTCCGCGCCGCAGTCGTTGCAGGATGAGCTGGCCGAGCGCCGGAAGCGTCACGGGGCGTGACGTACCAGCCGCTCTATCGGCACCGCCCGTCGCACCGGTGGACGTATGGCGACATCGCCGCGAAGGTAGGCGCCGATCTGGGCCTGCCGCCTGACGATGAGCAGAAGTGGATCCTCGACTCGATCTACGCGGAGAAGGCACCCGACCGGCCGGCGTCGTTTGAGGTCGGTGTGATCTCCCCGCGGCAGAACATCAAGACATCGACGCTTGGGATCGCGGCCCTTTCGGACCTGTTCGTGTTCGACATCGAGCGGCACATCTGGTCGTCGCACCTGGTGGACACGACGAAGTCGACGTTCACCGACTTCAAGGGCTGGATCGAGTCGAACCCGGAGTACTCCGAGCGCGCCGACTACTACGAGGGCCACCAGGACCTCGCCATCTACCTCAAGGACCAGCCTCGGCACAGGATCGAGTTCCGGTCGCGCACGGGCAAGGCGTCGCGTGGTCTGACCCGCGTCAAGCGGATCACCCTCGACGAGGCGCTCTACCTCGAGCCGAAGCACATCGGCGCCGTCTATCCGACGATGCTCACCCGCCCCGGCGCGCAGGTGCGCATCGGGTCGTCGGCCGGGCTGCTCACGTCCGAGCAGCTGCGCCGCATCCGGGACCGTGGCCGGTCGAGGAAGGATCCGCGGCTGGCCTATGTCGAGTACGGCGCGCAGATGCGGGAGTGCACGGAGCGCGGGTGTCTGCACATCGTCGGCACGCCGGGCTGTGCCCTGGACGATCGCGACCTGTGGTGGCAGGCGAACTGCGCACTGTGGGCGGGCCGGGTGCTCGAGGAGTCGATCGAGGACATGCGCAAGTCGATGCCGCCCGAGGAGTTCATGCGGGAGTTCTTCTCGTGGTGGGAGGATCCGGCGTCGCTCGGTGGCGCGCTGCCGTATGGGCAGTGGCTCGAGCTGAAGGACCCGGACGCGGAGCGCGGCGACCTGGTCGTGTTCGGCCTGGACCTGTCCGGCGACCGGGACGTGTGGATCGCTGTCGCTTGGCAGCGTGAGGACGGCTCAGCGCACGTGATGCTCACGAACGAGGGCAAGCCGCTGCCGGTGCGTAAGGCGGTCGGCGAGTGCTCGCGGCTGCATCAGGAGTGGGGCGGGCCGGTGGCGACGTCAGCGCTCGGCGAGGAACTGGTGAAGGCCGACGTGCAGGTCGTCGACGTGACCGGCCCGGAGTTCGCCGTTGCTTGCGGGGCGCTCGCGGATGCGATCACTGACGGCACCATCCGGCACGCGAACCAGCCGGCATTGAACGAGGCAGTGAAGCTTGCGCCGTGGCGGACGGCGCTGCAGTCGGGTGAGCGAGCCCTCGACTTGCGGGTGCCCGGGATCGGCCCGGTCGCCGCCGCAGTCCGCGCCCTGCATGGGCTGGCCAATCTCGATGTCGACGTGTGGGGGTTCTTCGAGTGAAGAAGAAGAAGCGGGCTCAGCGCGCGGTCGCCCTCGTCGCGTCCGGTTCGGTCGTCACTCTCGCGGGCGTGTTCCTGCTCGGCGGGCTGCCGCTTGTCCTGCTCGTGTCCGGTGCGGCCCTGGTCGCCTACGGCCTGCTCATGGAGGTGTGACGTGGCGAACCTGCTGCAGCGCCTCACCGGCCGTGGTCCCGAGGAGCGGTCCATCTCGACGATCGACGACTACATCGCGGCCGTGGGGTCGCTGCACGGGTACGGCGCAATCCAGCAGACGATGACGGATAAGCGGATCTCGGTCGGCCAGTCGTTCTCGGCACTGTCCGGGGCGATGGGCGCGGACTCGGTCGTGTTTACGTGCATGGAGATCCGCCGTTCGGTGTTCTCATCGGCACGGTTCCGGTGGCAGCGGGTCCGTGACGGCAAGCCGGCGGACATGTTCGGCACGAGCGACCTTCGGCTGTTGGAGACGCCGTGGCCGGGTGGGACGACGCAGGACCTGCTCTCGCGTGCGATCCAGGACGCGGACCTGGCCGGCAACGCGTTCCACATCCGCGACGCGGGCGAGATCGTGCGGTTGCGTCCGGACTGGGTCGACATCGTCGTCGAGGAGCGCCGCATCGGTGGCGCCCTCGTCGGGTGGCGCAAGCTGGGCTTCGTCTACTACGAGGGCGGGAAGCACTCGGGCAATGACGGCGCCGCGTTCACGGCGACCGAGGTGTCGCACTTCATGCCGATCCCCGATCCGCTGAACCCGTTCCGCGGGATGTCGTGGCTGACTCCGGTGGTCCGCGAGATCGAGGCCGATCTGACGATGACCCGGCACAAGCGCAAGTTCTTCGAGAACGGCGCGACGCCGAACATGATCATCACGCACCCGCAGGGCGCGACGCGCGAGAAGATCCTCGACTTCCAGAAGCGGCTCGACGCAGAGTCGACGGGCACGGACAACGCCTACCGGACGCTGAACCTCTACCCGGGCGCGGATGCGACGGTGGTCGGGGCCGACCTGCGCAGCATCGACTTCAAGGCCGTCCAGGGCGCCGGCGAGACGCGGATCGCGTCAGCGTCTGGCGTAGGCGCAGTCATCGCGCAGCTGTCCGAGGGGATGCAGGGCTCGAGCCTGAACGCGGGCAACTACGGGCAGGCCCGGCGCCGCTTCGCGGACGCGACGATGCACCCGCTGTGGCAGAACGCGGCCGGATCATTCGCGCCGCTGCTGGCCTCACCCGGCGCAGGTGTGCGGCTCTGGTACGACGCCGACAACATCCCGTTCCTGCGCGAGGACGAGGCTGACGCTGCGGACATCGCGCAGACGCGGGCGACGACGATCCGGTCGCTCATCGACGCCGGCTACGAGCCCGGGTCGGTGGTCGCAGCGGTCGAGGCAGACGACTTCCGCCTGCTCACCCATACAGGCCTGTTCTCGGTGCAGCTGCAGAAGCCCGGGTCGCCCAACTCTGGCCAGCCATCAACCGAAGGAGAGCAGCCGTGACGACTGAGATGCGACGTGCGGCAACGCCGCCGACCGCTGACCTCGTGCGCATGGCGAGCTTCGCCCTGCGCGCAGGCGATGCCGAGCGTGACGGCGAGGATGGCGACGGCCTGACCCTCGACGGGTACGCGGCCGTGTTCAACCGCGAGACGATCATCGACTCCTGGGAAGGGCGCTTCAAGGAGAAGATCGCCCCCGGCTCGATGCGCAAGAGCTTCCGCGAGAAGCCTCCCGTGATCCAGTTCGATCACGGCCGGCACCCGCTCGTCGGGTCGATCCCGATCGCGCGCCTCGACTCGATCAGCGAAGAGGTCGATCCGGTCCTCGCACCGGAGGGCGGCGCGCACGTCGTGGGCCGCCTGCACGACAACTGGCTCGTGCAGCCCGTCCGCGACGCGATCGAGTCGAAGTCGATCGACGGGATGTCCTTCCGGTTCTCGGTCGTGCGTGACGAGTGGCACGACCAGACCGGCCGCAAGATCACGAAGCCCGAGGAGCTGCACGACCTGTTGCGTCGCTCCTGGCTCGAGGACGTCCCGGACGACGAGCTGCTGGTGCGCACCCTGCGTGAGCTGAAGGTGCACGAGCTCGGCCCGGTCGTCTTCCCGGCATACGCCGACACCTCTGTCGGGGTGCGTTCGCAGGTCATCGACCTCGCGCGCCTTGGCGACCCCCAGACTCGCTCTCTGCTCGCGAAGGCCGTCCTCTTGGCGGACCAGATCGAGGCCGAGGGCGTGGACGAGTCACAGCCGCAAGACACCGAGCGCGACGACGCGCCGGCCGTCGAGCACCGGGACGAGTCCGACGACACGCCGCAGACCACCGACGCGCCTGAGGGCGAGCCGGCCGGTGAGCACGAGTCGACCATGACGCGCTTCGACGTGCGTCAGGCCTTGCAGGAGATGGGCCTGGACGAGACGTGGCGCACCATCACCGACACGAAGGGCAGGTACGTGCGATGAACGCACGACTCACCGGTGCTCGCGGCATGACCGTCGACGAGCTCCTGGCCTTCCACCGTGGTCACTTCGGTGACGCACGCATGGAGGCCGACGACAAGGGTCCTGCGGTGCTCAACCACGCGCAGACCGTCAACAAGATCGGCGAGGTCAAGGAGGAGCTCGAGCGGTTCGCCGAGCTCGACAAGCTGACCAAGGACGACGAGGCGCACTTCGCCAAGCTGCGGGACACGTTCTTCCAGCTCGACGAGCACCGCAAGCAGCTGGAGCGGGCCGCGGACCTCGAGAAGATCCGCGAGGCCGCCAAGGGCGTCAAGACGACCCGCATCGTGCCAGGCTCGGCCCGCGGCTCCGGCATGGACCGCGACCCGATGGCCGACCCGCGCGACACGGGCGAGCAGCGCGACGGCGACCCGTGGGACCTGCGCAACATCCAGACCTTCGGCCGCTCGCCGGGCGAGGTTTCGGACGAGCTGCGCTCGCGTGCCTACGACGCCATCGAGCGGATGCCCGGGGCGACCGACAGTGTCCGGGAGGCCGCGACCGACATCCTCGAGCGGTTCGACGACAAGGAGTCGACGCTGGCGAAGCTCTGCCTCGCTACGTCCTCGCCGCAGTACATGCGCGCGTGGGCGAAGATGGCCCGCGGGCTGCAGCACGAGCTCGAGCCGAGTGAGGCACGGGCGCTGGCCGAGGCCCGCGCGATGTCCCTCACGGACGCGAACGGCGGCTACCTCGTGCCGTTCCAGCTCGACCCGACCGTCATCATCACGTCGAACGGGTCACTCAACCAGATCCGGCAGGCGGCCCGCCAGGTCGTCGCAACCGGTGACGTGTGGAACGGCGTCAGCTCGGCGGCGGTCTCCTGGTCGTGGGACGCCGAGTCCTCTGAGGTCTCGGACGACTCGACGACCTTCGCCCAGCCGAACGTCCCGGTCTACACGGCGCGAGGCTTCGTGCCGATCACGATCGAGGCGCTCATGGACGAGCAGAACGTGACCAGCGAGGTCGCGAAGCTGCTCGCCGAGGGCAAGGACGACCTCGAGTCCGTCGCGTTCGCCACGGGCTCCGGCAGCGGCCAGCCGACGGGCATCGTGACAGCGCTGGCCGGCACCTCGTCCGAGATCAACGCTGCGGCCGACGACACCTTCGCTCTCGCCGACGTCTACACCCTCGAGGGTGCGCTGCCGGCGAAGCACCGCGGGCGGGCGTCGTGGCTCGCGAACAACTCGATCTACAACCGGATCCGGCAGTTCGACACCGCCGGCGGTGCCGGTCTGTGGGCCCGGGTCGGCGAGGGTCGTCCGAACGAGCTCCTGGGGCGGCCGGCGCTCGAGGCGGAGTCGATGGACGGGACGGTCACCACGACCGGCGCGACGTCGAACTTCATCCTCGTGTTCGGCAACTTCCAGAACTACGTCATCGCCGACCGCATCGGCATGACGGTCGAGTTCATCCCGCACCTGTTCCACGTGACGAACAACCGTCCGTCGGGTCAGCGCGGGTGGTTCGCGTACTACCGCACCGGGGCCGACTCGGTGAACGACGGCGCGTTCCGCATGCTCGACGTCGCCTCGGTCGCCTGAGCCACCACGGCGGAGGGGCCGGACATGCCGGCCCCTCCGTCACCTCTCAACCCGAACCCATCAGAGGAGCATCATGACGCTTCGAGTCAAGGAAGCCTTCTCGGTCGACCAGGGCGGCTTCCACCGCGTGCTGCGCCCCGGGGACCTGATCGACGAGTCCGACCCGGTCGTCACGCCCGGTCGGCGCCAGTTCTTCGAGCCTGTCGACGTCGCCGTGACACGCGAGCAGGACCGCGTCGAGCAGGCGACCGCTGCGCCGGGCGAGAAGCGCAGTGTGAGCACACGCCGCCGCGCAGCCAAGAAGCTGGAGAGCGGCGACAGTGGCAGCTCTGACGCTTCCTGAGGTCAAGACGCACCTCGACATCGACCTCACCGTCGAGACGCACAACGTCGAGCTCGAGGACTTCATCGCCCGCGCTGAGGGCGCCGTGGAGACGCGCTGCGGGCCGCTGCTGTCCGAGGACGTCACGGCGCGCGTGCGCGGCTCACGGCCGATGCTGTCCGTGTCGGACACGCCGATCCTCGAGCTGACCAGCGTGACGCCGGTCGGCGGGTCGGCGCTCACCCTGGCCGACCTTGTCGTCGAGCGTCCAAGAGCCGGCGTTATCGAGTACCAGTCCGGCGCCCGGTTCGGGTCGCGCTGGTACGTCGTGGTCTACAAGTGCGGGTGGGCGGCCACCGCGGCGGCTCTGCCGGCCGACCTCAAGGCGGGCACGCTCGAGCTGCTGCGGCACATGTGGGACACGCAGCGCGCAACCAGCGGCGGGCGCATCGGATCAGGTGACGAGTCCGCGGCCAACACCCTGCCGGGTTCGGCGTACCTGCTCCCGTTCCGCGTCGAGCAGCTGCTCGCGCCGTTCATGAAGGTCTGAGCCCGTGGCCGTCTCAGCGTTCCCCGCAGTCGTCGACGCTCTCGTCGCTCTGGGACGCACCGTCGTGCCCACTGGCGTGACCGTCGCGGACGGCATGCCCAAGCCAAAGGACCCGGCAGACTTCCTCGCGGTCGGCGTGCCGTCGCTGGACGATGGCGGGTCGCTCTTCTCGGGCGAGTCCCGGCAGACGTGGGCCGAGGTCGGCGGGCTCTCCCGCGACGAGGAGGCCTTCGTCAACTGTCTCGCCGCCGCACGCTCGCGCGACGAGACGGTCAAGGATGCCCGGGACAAGGCCTACGCGATCGTCGAGGCGATCGCGGGGCTGTGCCGGTCCAATCCGACGCTTGGTGTGCCGTCGCTGCTGTGGACGTCGCACGGTGTCACCGTGAACCCGGTCCTGCTGTACGAGGCTGGCCGCGGCGTCTCGTATGTCGTCGAGTTCCAGGTCGCCTACCGGGCGCGGATCTAGCGGCAGTTCTGGGCGCGCAGTAGGGCGTCGTACTCGGCGCTGTAGTCGTCGGCGTACCCGTCGGCGTGAAGGCGCGCGTTGACAGCCTTCTGAGCCCGAATGCCCTCGCACGCAGGGTCCTCCGCGATTGCGGGCGCCGGCTGGGTCACCGTGACCGTTCGCACCGGGGCCACCTGTTCGTCGGGGCCACACCCGGCCAGCGCGAGTAGAGCGAACACGACAGCCACGGCGGGTCTCATGCCGCCCAGATTGTCAGACACCAACCCCAGATACATCGCAAACCAGGAGGCCCGCAGTGGCGAAGGTCAAGAACGAGACGGGCGAGGCACTCGACATCCCCGAGATGGGCCGGTTCGTGCTCCCCGACCAGGTGATCGAGGTCGACGACGCGATCTCGCACAGGTTCACGCAGTCGGCCAACTGGTCGCCTGCGGACAAGGCGGCGGAGGCCGCGCACAAGGCCGGCGAGAAGGCCCTGGGCCGGGTCGCCACCGACACCACCGGAAAGGGTGAGTGAGCATGGCTATCGGGTCCGGCCTTTCGGGGCAGTTCGGAGTTGCCAAGGAGACGACCTACGGCACGTATGTGGCGCCGACGAAGTTCTACGAGATGGAGTCGGGCGGGGTGAACCTCGACCTGATCCGTGTGGAGGGCGGCGGTATCGCTGCCGGCCGGGCGGCGCGTCTCGTGTCGCAGTCGGTGATCGCGGGACGTGGCGGGACGGGCACGTTCGTTGGGTCGGTGCCGATCGTCGGGTTCGGGCTGCTCTTGCAGCAGCTGTTCGGGACGGCGGTGACGCCGGTGCAGCAGGGCGCGACGGCCGCCTATCTGCAGACGCACGCGCTCGCTGCTGACCTGGCCGGGAAGTCGCTGACGGCGCAGTTCGGGGTGCCGTCGACGAACGGCACCGTGAACCCCTACACAGGGCTCGGGGGGAAGATCACGAAGGCCGGGTTCTCGTGCGCGAAGGACGACATGCTGAAGGCGAGCATCGAGTTCGACTTCCGCGACATCAGTGAGGCGAACCCGCTCGCGGCGGCGACGTACAACACGAACAGTGCCCCGTTCAACTTCATGCAGCTGACTGTGAAGGCCGGCACGACGGTCGCGGGGGCGACGGCGGTGTCGGGTGTGACGGGGATCAGCCTGGACGTGGAGCGGAACCAGAAGACGGACCGGCGGTACGCGGACGGGACGGGACTGAAGGCGGAGCCGATCACGAACGACTTCGTCGGCGCGTCGGGTTCGATCGACGCTGACTTCGTGGCGAAGGCCGACCTGGCTGACCGGTTCGCGGCGAACACGACGACGGCGCTGGTGTTCGAGTTCCTCGGCGCGACGATCGAACTGACGAACAAGTTCGCGCTGACGTTCGAGATGCCGGCGGTGAAGCTGACCGGGGCAACGCCGCAGGTCGGCGGCCCGGACGTCGTCAGCGGGGGGTTCCCCTTCACGGTCTACAGCAACGGGACGGACCCGATCGTGACGGCGAAGTACGTCACCACCGACGTCACGCTCTGACCGATGGTTGAGCTGGTCATCAAGGGCGCCGACGAGCTGGAGGCGCTCGGGAAGGCGCTCAAGCAGGTCGGCGACCGCGAGCTGCGGCTGGAGCTGTTCCGGGCGATCCGGACGGCGACGAAGCCGACGCACCAGCAGATCCGGGACTCGGCCCGCGAGCTGCTGCCGTCGCGTGGCGGGCTGGCCGAGCTGATCGCGAAGAGCAGCCTCAGCACGCGGACGCGCCTGTCGGGCCGACAGGTCGGGGTGCGGATCGTCGCGTCGAACCGGCACGACATCAGGTCGCTCGACAAGGGCCGCCTTCGGCATCCGCTGTACGGGGACCGGGATCACTGGTTCCAGCAGACGGTGCGTGAGGGCTGGTTCTCCCGGCCGCTGTTCGCGACCGGGAAGGCGGTCCGGCTCGAGGTGTCCGAAGCCGCGTCGCGGGTCGCGATGAAGTTCTTGAAGTAGCAACCAGATCCAAGGAGCCAAGAGTGTCGGATGCCCGTTTCAAGCTGACGTACCGCCCCGAGGGCGCGAAGCCGATCGTCGAGGACATCGACATCCTCGACGGACTGAAGGCGTCCGAGGTCATCGCGGTCAAGAAGGCGACGGGCGGCGCAATCGCGGGCGTCGCCGAGTTCCTGTCGGGGATCATGTCCTCGGACATGGAGGCCATCAAGGCGCTGGTTTGGATCGTGCTCAAGCGGCGCATGAGCACCGTGTCGTGGGACCGGCTCGACTTCACCCTGTCCGAGGTGCAGATCGACTACGTCGACGACCTGACGGACGAGCAGGTGGCGGCGAAGCTGGTCGCGCACGAGCAGTCCGGCACCATCAACGAGCTCGGGGCGAAGCGGCTCGCTGAGCTGCGGGAGGCCGGGGTCGTACCCGCGGTGGTGGAAGAGGACCCAAAAGCCTAGAGGCGCGCCGGCGGCGGAACCTGTTCGACTTCGGCGCGGTGCTGGGCTACACGGCCGCCGACGTCGACGACCTGTCGGTGTCTGACTTCCTGCTGCTGACGAACCACCTGGACAACTTGCGAGAGATGAGGGGTGGGTCGTGAGCCGGATCCAGTTCGACATCTTCGCGAAGGACCACAACGCCTCGTCGACGTTCAACAAGGTCGGCGACTCGGCGCAGGGCGTGTCGGGCCGGATCGACGACGTGTCGAAGCGGTTCGACAAGCACGCCGCGATCGTCAAGTCCGCTGCGGCGCTGGCGGGTACGGCGATCATCGCGTTCGGCAAGTCCGCGATCGACGCCGCGAGCGACCAGAACGAGGTCATCTCCAAGTCGTCGGTGATCTTCGGCGACCAGGCGAAGTCGATCGAGAAGTGGGCCGGTAGCGCCGCACGCAACATGGGCCTGAGCAAGACCGAGGCGCTCGGCGCCGCGTCGAGCTTCGGCGACATGTTCCTGCAGCTGGGCTTCGCCGGTGACGCCGCGTCGGACATGTCGAAGCAGGTCGTGCAGATGAGCGCCGACCTGGGCTCGTTCAACAACCTGCCGACGGCTGAGGTCGTCGACATGATCTCGGCCGCCTTCCGCGGCGAGTACGACTCGCTGCAGCGGGTGATCCCGAACATCAACGCGGCCCGAGTGCAGACCGAGGCGCTCGCGACCACGGGCAAGAAGAACGCGACGGAGCTGACGGCGCAGGAGAAGGCCGCGGCGACGCTCGCGATCGTCATGAAGGACGGCGCCCGGGCGCAGGGTGACTTCGCGCGCACGTCGGATGGTGCGGCGAACAAGGCGAAGATCACGGAGGCCCGGTTCGCGGACCTGCAGGTGACCATCGGGCAGAAGCTGCTGCCGGTGTGGGATGCGTTGTTGACGACGGCGCAGGCGACGATCACGGTCGTCGGCGGTGTCGTGGACGCGATCGGGAACATCCCCGGCCCGGTCCTTGCGGCGGTCGCTGGGCTGACGGCGTTCCACCTGTTGAAGGGGCCGCTCGGGTCGATGGGCGGCACGGTGACCGGTGTCCTCGGCGCGATGCGGGAGTCGTTCGGTTACGCGGCGCAGGCGGCGGAGCGGGCCGGCGGCGGGCTCAAGGGTTTCAATGCCGGGCTTCGCACGATCACGGGCGCGTCGGGCGGGCTGTCCCTGTTCAAGTCGGGCCTGTCCGGCATCACGGCACTACTCGGCGGGCCGTGGGGCATCGCGCTGATGACAGCGACCTACCTCGTCGGGCAGTGGGCGCAGGCGAACGCAGACGCGAAGGCTGACGCCGACTCGCTGCGCGAGTCGATCGACAAGCAAACCGGGTCATGGACGGACCTGTCTCGCGAGGCTGTCGCGTCGAAGATCGCGCTTGAGGTCCCGCGGGAGGTTCTCGACTCGCTCGAGCAGGCCGGCGTGAACGTGAAAGCGATTCCTGACGCGATCCTGCAGGGCGGGCCAGCCTGGGAGGCGCTGAACAGCCAGCTGCTGCAGGCGCAGTTCGGGTCGGCAGGCCTCGGCGCCGAGGCGGACAAGCTGCGTACTGTGATGCTGTCGCAGCGCGACGCTGCAGCGGCCGCCCGCGGCGAGTTCGACACGACGGCGAAGATGACGGGGCAGTTGGGGACCGCCACCTCTACCGCGGGCGCGGCAGCATCGTCGTCCGCGGGCAGCATGGTGAACCTTGCAACCGAGGTCGACACGGTCGGCGGCAAGGCGATGACCACGATGGAGGCCATCAAGGCGCTTGCGACGGCCACACTCGAGGCGACGAACGCTGCGATGGGTGCGGACGCCGCGAACGCCGAGCTGAAAGAGTCGATCTCGGCCGCGTCGAAGGCGGCCGAGGAGAACGGCCGGACTGTCAACAAGGCGAAGACGGCGCTCAATCTGAATACGGAGGCCGGCCGGTCGAACCAAGCCGCGCTGCAGGGCCTGGCCAGGGATGCGCTGTCGGCGGCGAAGGCTAACCTCGAGAACGGCGCGTCGACGGACAAGGTGAAGCGGTCCACGCTCGGCGCTCGCGAGGAGTTCGTGAAGGCCGCGCAGAAGATGGGCCTGTCGAAGGATGCGGCGCAGAAGCTCGCGACGAAGTACGGCCTGACCGCCGACAGCGTCGACGACCTGCACGACTCGATGGATGAGATCCCGTCGCAGGTGAAGTCGCGAATCACTGTCGAGCAGGGTGCCGCGATCGCGCGAGTCGAGTCGCTGAAGCGGGCGCTGCGGATGATCCCCGACGAGCGCGTGAACGTGTTCGTGAACACGGTCAACCGGGCCGCGCGCGGCGTCAACTACGGCGTGCAGGAGCGCGCCTCGGGTGGCCGGTACGAGGCGGGCCCGCTGCTCGTCGGCGAGGACGGGCCCGAGCTGCAGTTCCCTGACGATGGCGGCTACGTCATGAACGCGGCCGACACTGCACGGCTGCTCGCGAACGCGAAGAACA